GTTTTCGGGCGAGTTAGGAGAAAGTAGACATGAGTGATGATTTAGCAAGTGAATTGATGGGAACTGAGGTAGAAACACCGGCAGAACCAGACCCTACCCCTGAGGTAGAAGTGGTTGCCGAGTCGGAGACACCTGAAGTCGAATCAACGGGCGAAAAAGAAGTTGTAACCGATACGCCGCCGGTATCGACACCTGAAACCGTTTTAATGTCTGCACACATCGGACAACGCAAGGACTTACAAGGTCAAATCGCAGGACTGAAAGCTCAAATAGCCGCACAGCCAGTACCGGAGCCGGAAAAGGTAGACTTTTTCGCTGACCCCGACGCTGCGCTAAACGACATGAGGGCAGGATTATCCCAAGAACTGACCAACACTCTTTTATCAGAAGGTCAGGCTCAGGCAGAAGGCAAGTATGACGCAGACACGGTGCAACAAGCCGTTGACTGGGTTACACAAGCCGGTGCCAACAGCCCGTACATTGCACAACAGTTCACGAATACCCCTTTGCTACAGCAACACTCTAAAGCGGTGGAAATGTGGCAGCAGGAACAGTCAAGAGCAGAAATGGGTGATCCCACCAAGCTCAGGGCTACAATGCGAGAGGAAATAAAGCTTGAACTGCTGCAGGAACAAAAGGCCGCTCTGGAGAAGAAAGAAGCACTTGCCAACTCCATCCCCGGAACCCTGGTCGGAGACTCGTCACAAGGTAGCTTAAACAGCGCCGAATGGACGGGGCCAACCAACTTAGAATCACTTATTGATAACTAGTAATAGGTGAACAGGACAGCAAACTATGGCTAATACCTTAGCTATTGCTGGATTAACTCCCCAGCAGTGGGATGATAAGTTCTTCACCAACTACATTCAGAAAAACAGGTTTTCATCTGAATTTGGTACGTCGGAAAACTCTATCATCCAGGTCAAGCAAGACTTGACCAAATCACACGGCGACACGATTACCTTTGCCCTTGCCAACAGGCTGACAGGCGCAGGTAGGACTGGTCGCGAACTCCTGGAAGGCTTTGAGGAAGATTTAACGACACGTTCCTTTACGCTGACCGCAACCCAACGCCGACACGCTGTACTTGTGTCTGACTACGACCAACAGCTTAGTGCTATCTCCCTGCGTGAAGCAGGACGCAGCACCTTGCAGACTTGGGCGCACGAAGATACGCGTGACCGGATCATCACCGCTCTTGGTTCTATCAATAGTGTTGCTTATGGCACTGCTACTGAAGTCCAGAAAGATGCGTGGATCGTTGATAATGCTGACCGTGTTCAGTTTGGTAAGTTGGTTTCTAACTCCAACGTTGACCACTCTGTTGCGCTGGCAACTATTGACAACACCGATGACAAGTTCACTTCTGCCGCTGCAAGCGTCATGAAGCGTCTTTGTCTGACTGCAAGCCCGAAAATCCGTCCTATTATGTCGGAAAGTACTGGCCGCCGTTACTACAAGGTGTACTGTCCTTCGCTGGTATTCCGCGACCTCAAGAACGATTCAACCATTCAGCAGGCCCAACGTGACGTTCAACTCCGAATGCAGAATGAAAAACTGTTCAAGGGGGGAGACATAGAATGGGACGGCATGATCTTTTGCGAGATTGATGACATTGGCGTTCTGTCTGGTGTTGGTGCTGGTAGCATTGACGTGGCCCCTGTATATTTCTGTGGAGCGCAAGCACTTGGTTATGCCATTGCTAAACGCTGGCAGTCAGTTGAGAACACGACTGATTACACAGACAAAAAGGGTATTGGTATCCGTGAATTCGGAAACTTTGGCAAGATGACTTTCGGAACAGGTTCTAGCGATACTGCCGATCTGAAGGATCACGGTATGGCAACGGGTTATTTCGCTGCTGTCGCTGACGCATAAGGAGGATTGATAATGGCTACTTTTACATCTACACGCGCTGCTGCTTCCTTCCCGGTTGCACAGTCACATACCGCTGGTGCTTTGAACGTTGCTTATGGCACGATTGAAGTTACTGCTAACCCCGCTGATGGTGATATCTACCAGATGTGTAAAATCCCTGCAAACGCCACCATTGTTGGTGGTTGCTTGTATGGGGACGATCTCGATACTGGAACGGAAGCTCTGGATATGGATATCGGCTGGGCCGCCAATGGTGGCTCTGGCACGTTTGATAGTGCTGACCCTGATGGGCTTGGTAACCTTGGAACGTTGACCGGCGATGCTTTTGCTGCCGGTAACATCTCCATTGTTGCTGGTTTGGTCTATCCGGTTACAGGAGTCCTGTCTGATGGTGATCTGCCGACCTTTACGGCTGAAACCATGATACAGATTGAAGCAAATACTGCGGCTAACTCGTTTACCGCGGGTGCTCTGTCTCTGGTGATTTACTACACCAACGACTAAAACCCTGGGGAGGGGTGAAAGCCTCTCCCCTCTTTTACAGGAGATATATTATGGCTGTTACATTACAGCACGATGTGAATGAACAGGGTTATTGGGACGCTGATTTGGTTAAGGTTCTTCAGAACCTGCGTGATGTTGTCAACGAGTTACAGACTGACATCGGAACGGTAACCGCAGCAGTTGATGGTATTGTCGCAAAGCTTGACGGCGATGCTGGCATCACTGACACCAATTACGAGGCCGTCCACGGTCTTGGTGGTTCTGGTGCAGCACTTCCTGCCGCACTTACCAACTCTACTGCCATTACACTGGCATCATAAGACGACTAGCCGCCTCCGGGCGGCTTTTCTTTTGGAGAAATAATGGCATCTATAGCGCAAATGGTTGACAGGGCTGCAACACGACTCGGCGTACTGGCTGAGGGCCTTACCCTGCCTTCCTATGAGTCAGCAGACTTGACTGAGGCGTATACCGAGGTGTATGCACAGTTGGGCGCAAAGAACCTTGCTGTGTGGGATTTTGACGAACCCATACCGGATGAGTACGTCCAGCACGTTGTGTCGCTGATGGCTATATCACGCGCCAACGATTACTCAATACCAAATGACAAGTATCAGCGAGTTGTCGCTGATGCGCGTATGGCTATACCCGAAATACGGGAACTGCAGGCAGCCGACGCATATAAAACACCGACACCCGATTACCTGTAATGCCTGTAATTGAATTTCCGCTTATTGGCCCACACTACACGAATCGTGAGAAGGGTCTAAGTTCACAGGTAACAATGAACCTGTTTCCTCAGATTGATGATGAGGCGCGTAACAATGTCTCACTGCACGCTACTGCTGGGCTAAAGACGTTCTCCACGCTGGGTGGTGCTGACCGTGGCATGCACGACTTTAACAACGTCATGTACTGCGTAAGCGGCAACGCCTTGTATTCCGTTGACTCAGACGGGATTAACTACAACCTGGGTACGATAGGCGGCGAAGGTCATGTGGTCATGGCAAACGACCCAACACAGTTAATGATAGCCACCGGAAGCACGTTCTACAGGTACACTGTTGACGGCGGCGTTGAGATCGTTTCTGATCCAGACATTACAAAGCCGAACTCCATTGCGTACCTGAACTCGCAGTTCATAATGGACAACAACGCCGATGGTGGTACTTTCGGTGCATTTGCTACATCCAGCATTGACCTTGAGTTTTCAGTCGATTCACTGGACTATGCCACCGCAGAGGGACATCCAGATGATATCGTAAGGGTGCTTTCGTTCAGGCAGCTTGTGTATCTGTTTGGCACACACACAACCGAACCGTGGCAGAACACGGGTGTCGGCAACCCGCCGTTCGCACGGCTACGTGGTGGTGTACAACCATACGGGCTGGCAGGCACACATGCAATTGTGTCTACACCTGAGTCCATGTACTTCCTCGACAACCGGCGCATACCAAGACGGTCAAGCGGTCTTGAGTTTGCCAACATCGGGAACCCTTCACTGGGGCAGGAGTTGGCGAAGTATTCAAGGATAGACGACTGTATTGCTTACCAGTTTACGCAGGATCACCAGCAGTTCTTTGTGATGACCTTCCCAGAGGAAGATAAAACATGGTGCTACCATGAACCCACAACAACGTGGTTCCAACTCTCATATGGCACAGAGGGCGCAAGGCACAGAGCTTCCAGTATGCTCAACATTTACGGCGCTAACTACTGTGCTGACCACACCAACGGAAAGATATACGAGTACTCACTCGGCGTTTACTCTGATGCCGGTGAACCCATCATCAACCAACGCGATACAGCGAGTCTGAATGGATACTTGCTTGGCTCACCTGGAGCAAAGATTTATATCGACGAGGTTGAGTTTATCATCCTGTCAAGCGCCGTGGAAGCAACGGTTGGGCTGGGGCCATTGCCAGCGCCTGTAGCTACAGGCATATGTGGAACTGCTGCCGATCTGACACAGGGTGAACTGCTTACTATCCATATCCAGAGGCCAAGCCCTAACACTGTTACAGGTAACACCATTGAGGCTTCTGGCACTGCAGAGCTGGGAACCACTTGGAACAACACAGGTGAATTCAGTTTTACTGCGTTTTGCTTGCGTAATGCCGCGCCTGATTCGCCCAATGTAGTCCATCTGATTGATTTGTACGACCTGACCAACGGACGCACAATGTTTGGATTCCACATGGACTCCGACGGCTACATGAACATTACAGGTAAGAATACTTCAGGCACAACCATATTGAGCGTACAGATAACCAATGACGGTGGATCATTTGCAGATACAACCCTGCATGAGTTTGCTGTTTCGATGAAGTTGAACGACTCCACGAAACGGGAGATTTACCACAACGGGGACAACATTACAGAAAGTTCATGGGTTACATGGACAACCTACACCGATGACCTGTTAGGGATAGAGGATATCGCTGGCGGAACTGACCTGCATTACTGCTTTGGTTTTTCACGCGCAACCAGCAAATCGTGGGCATCAAATTCGGCAGGCTACAACGGTACGGGAACAGACATTGTGGATGCGTACAGCTACCTGACCTTCAATGACTCATGCACCCTTATTTCGGCGAGTGTATGGGATGACGACGGTTATGTACGCGACCCACAAGCATGGTCTGGCTGGTATACAGAGCAACCACGTATTTTCTTTGCCAACAGCTTCCACAAGAACTCAGGAACGTCCGCCCCGACATCATACGAGGGTAACGCCTTTGAGATGAATTGGGACTTTGGGCTTGAAACATCGCTTACTTCAGACCCATTCAATACTGCAAACTACATAAACTCAGGACTTGGTGAGACATTTGAGGCAAACGAGGGCACATTCCCTGACGCACCTTCCATAGACCCACAGGTGGAAATAGTGGCTAACATTTGGGAGAACGAAGGCAACTGGATTGATATTGGTAAACTGTCACTAACAAGTTACAGCGGATTCTTTGGCGTTGAGGTGGAGGGTGAGGACTTCAGTACCGTCTACACAATCGGAACATTGGGCAGTGCTATTGCGGTAGAAACCACTGATGCTGGCAACAGGATGAGGATAGAAACCTCTGCTGACGCATCCGTAGGTGTTATGTATCTAACTGATTCTACAGGACTTGTTCTCGAAACAGCACTGTACCCAAGTGGTGACAGTATCCTGATACCGTCGGATGACAGTGTTTATTACATCGTTGTATCCACCGACACGGGTGATGCAGAGATTAAGAAGTGGGATACAATCCCAGCAGACACGTCTGGTTCCATATCTTGGGACAGCTTCTTTGGGCAGACATTCCCGACATCTGGCACGGTCACAAGCAACGTAGAGGCGATTATACCGGAGGGCGGTGTAGCTATCCAGTTCACGGTTCCTGTTGATGCGCCGAGTGTCAAACTTGAAGTGGACATAATTTCAAGCACCTATATAACCACATCCGTACAGTTGTCCATCAACCAGACGGTTGGTGACTACACTGGGACATCAGTGTTCTTAGGGGTCGAAGGAACCTACACCGGCGGCATAAATCTTGTCGGTCAGGATGTAACCTTGCTTCCCGGCGAGACATACTTTATCAACGCGAAGAACATTGATCCCACGGCTACCGACAACTACCTACACTTAGAGGCGCGATACATTGAGCAGTAGCACATGGAATTTCCCCACATATCAGTGCATAGATAACCTGTCTGTCAGTTCTGTAACCCGTGCGACGGGCGGAAACATATTCACGGTTGGGCCAGCGCACAGCACCACGCAGCCTTTCAGTGACACTATAACAGGCGTGTTTAGCATTTTCATAAGGTCTGGCTGGACAAATCAAAATAACGCCACAGACCAGCAGGGTATTTTCAGCATTGGCTTTAGCGGCGCAAGCACCTCAACCCTGTATATCGTATTTTCCTTAGCAAGCACCAACCCAGCCGTAACATTTTTCATCTCTGACGGTGGTGGGTCACCGACTCGTTACCACTTCAGAGTGGGTGACGAGGATGGCATAAACTGGCTACAGGATGACAAGTGGTATCAAATTGCATTTTCAGCATCCTCCAGCGGCGTATCGTATGCTGTCAACGGATCAACCACACCCATAGTCATAACAACCGCTGATGTCGCAGGCGACATTAACCTGGACAGCGGTAATGAGCGAATATGGGCGGTTGGTGGCCCCACTGCTGCATGGGGAACAAATAACCCAACAACAATCAACAGCCCCGTGTGGTCGTCACTGTTAATGGGGCCATCATGCTGGTCTACACAAGGGTTGGATTTCTCAAGCTCCGCTGTGAGGGCGCGTATCTGGGACGATAACGGCGATTTCAAGAACCCAGGCGAAGATGGTTCGCTTTGGTTCGGTGACACCTACGCAGCCAATACCCCAGAATACTACTTTGTAGACGGCTCGCCGATCATACAGAACGGTTCCGACACACAGGTATGGACAAACGCAACGGGAATAGCCCTTACTGGTGTTAACGCTGGACTAAGGAAGCAATACGAATGAGCAGTCATCCAGAGGTTATGATACAGTTTTCAGACGACGGCGGGTATACGTGGTCGCATGAAATTCTAAAGCCGCTTGTGGGGCCAGAAAAGAACTACCTGAACCGCGTTGTTCTAAGACGGCAGGGTGTTTCTTATGATAGGCGCTACAGGCTTAAGTACAGTGAGAACACAAACTTCACACTGGTATCGGCAAGCGCTCGCGTGTCGTTGGGGGTTTAATGGCTATCATTGACCAATTCCTAGCGCCTATACCACCCGCGTGGAAGGACGACGCAGACATCCAAGAGTGGGTGTATCAGCTACGGTTCATAATCGACGAACTGACACGTCCAGATGGTGCTGTGGCTACCGCTGCTGAGACAGCCGAGACACAGGAAGCCGATGAGCAGTTCCTGATGATGGGAGCATAGCATGGCACGCGCACTAAAGATTTTAGGACAGATATCAGCGGCATCAGCCTCTGAGGAAGATTTATATACTGTCCCTGCCGCCACTGAGACGATGGTAAGCACGTTGGTCGTATGCAACCGCACGACGGGCAGCCTTGACTTCCGCGTGAGCCTGACCGTCAACGACGTACCTGTCACAACCGACAAGGATTACTTGTTCTACAACGCACCCCTTGCCGCCAACAGCACCATGACGGTAACCATCGGAATGACACTTGGAACGAACGACACCATGCGGGTGTATGCAAGCGCAACGGGGCTGTCGTTTAATTTGTTTGGGGTGGAGACGAGCTAAATGAGCATTAACACATACCCCACAGCAAGCACTATTTCAACTAATGCAACAGTAATATCAACTCCCAGCATTGACCGGGACGATACCGAGGTCAATCTGGCTGAAATATTGGCTGAACTTCGCATTATGAACGCGCACTTTACTTTTATTAACGACATCACTATCGACAGCATTGATATAGAGGATTAACAATGACAACCATCAAAGACGGCACAGGATCGGGCTACATAGCCAAAGTAGATAACAGAAACCGTCTACACACCAGAGCGGTATCAACCGACGAAGCGTTCTTCTCTCTGGAAGACGGGCGGGCTTTCAACATCAATACAGGCGTGATTGACCTCTCCAATGCGGTTGACACGCCGTGTATTTATTTAAAAAATGACGAGACACAGACGCTTGTTATAACCTCCGTAGCAATAGGTGTTGCCGCATCGACAGGTGGCAGTGCCACAATCCCTGTGGAGGCTACTTTTATCAGGAACCCCACCACTGGAACGATAATAACGTCCACTCCAACAGACGTGGACATTAACTCAAACAGGAACTTTGGTTCGTCGGGCACACTAACAGCAGATGTGTATAAGGGTGCAACTGGCGACACTATGACAGATGGCGAAAACCACATATTTGTTTATCTTTCGCATTCAGCCAGGGCGTTTATCACCATCCACGAAGCTGTCCCCAAAGGGAAAACATTTGGCGTGAAGATAAAGGCCCCGGCATCTAATACCAGTCTCAAGGTGTATGTTGCTTTGATTTGCCATCTTATAGAGGAGAACTAGCATGGGATTTAAAATTGAAGATGGGACAGGCAAGGGCTACAACCTAAAAGTAAATTCAAACAACAGGGCCGCAGTAGAAGCAGTTATTCAGACCGAAATTAGTGACGTGTCTGGAGTTAAGGGAGAGGCGTATGTTTGGGCCAGCGGAACTTATAGTTCTTCAGGCGGTGACACGATATTGCTGGTAAAAAATACCGGCGACACGCATGCTCACATATCTGGGGTATGGATATCTTGCGATACTGATACAAGAGTGGTCATCCATTACCCGGTAGCCGAAGTGACTCCCACAGGCACATCCATCACCGGAACCAACCTGAATACCGGCACAACTAATGTTGCGACTGCAACGGCAATCAGGGATGAAACCGACAACACACAGGGATTGATTATCTGGAGCGGGGAGATATACGCTGCCAGCGGGCCGTTCTACATCGACTTTCAGGGTTCCGCGATACTCTCGAAAAATAAATCAATCGGTGTGGATTATGTGGCTGCAAACACTGCTTCTGACGTGTCTATTATGGGGCATTTTTTATAGTGCTTAAGGTTCAGCTTTATGATGGTCAGGGCACCGCTACAGTTGCCGGGGTAAACCCCATAGGTGGTTTGGTCGTGGCTCCGTACTCTTACGACCAAACCGAGTTTAACGAACTTGCGGCAACAAATACAGCGTATAATTTCTATGTCCCGAAGGGTGATAAAAAGTTCGTTATAACAGGCATTTTCTTCCGCGCCGACAAACAGGTGAGCGGCACTGCAGATGCTACCGTTGTGGTCTATGAGGCAACGTCAGCTTCAGAAACAACGGTGGACAAAGTATTGATGCAATTTGCGGCGACCGAGGGTGATATTCTGACCGTATCCCCGCTGAATATTTTAGTTAATGAAGGGCGGTGGGTAAACGCTAAAACAGACGATGATGACATTCACATGACCATCACGGGTTACTACGTTCCCAGCGCAGCAACATGACTGATCTATTATCTTGATCGAATGCCGCGTGTCAGACGAAGATGCTGAAGGCATCATAAAGCACCCAGATATGTATCAGTACGTTGGTGACGATTCCAGCGTGCCGGTCGATGAGTATAAAATACCTCAGTACTGGGTGAACGTGGTGGCGTACAGGGATGGTATCCCTGCTGGCTTTTTGCTCGTTTCAGGACTGAACATGGTAACGGCAGAAGTCCATGTTGGGATACACCCAGACCACCGGGATATATCTAAAGAGTGTGGCGTTAAATTAGTTCAGTGGGTGTGGGATAATCTCACACCACTAAAGCTCGTGGGACAGTCCCACGCGAAGGTAGTTACAGATTACGCAGTGTCCTGCGGCTTTAAGGTCGAGGGAATAAATGAGGGTTCATTCATGAAGAATGGTGAACTTATTGATCAAACGTATATAGGAATTAAGAAATGGCAGCAGCAATCCCAAGCCTAATATCAGGAGCGGTAGGTCTTTACTCTGCATATAAGGGTAAAAAATCGGCGGAGAAAGCAACCGCAGCACAGCAAGGTTATACGCAGCAAGCAATTGACACGCAGAACCAACTGTATGGTGAAGCCCAGAGCGCAAACAACGCGCTGTATGGTCAGGCAACGGGCGCGGTCAACTCAATACTCAGCCCGTATGCAAAGGCTGGACAGCAGGGGCTTGGTGCGCTTCAGAACTTTGTAGACCAGGGTGCTAGGTTTTCAGACACACAGGCATTCAAAGACATTGTAAACACGCAACGCGCTGGTGGTCAAGGGCAGTCAGGTAACGCAATGACAGCATTGGGTGATTACTACGGTTCCATATTCAGGCCACAACGATTGAATGAACTTGGTTACCTGCCCCGGTTGGGCGCTCAAGCAGCAGGCCAGCAAGCGGGTATTATGGGTAACCTTTACTCAGGACAGGCCAACGCCAATACGAACCTATTTGGCGCTCAAGCCAGCGCTGTTGGTTCCCTGCAGGCTGCACAGGGAGGAACAGCGGCTGGCGGACTTCTCGCACAGGGCCGAAGCACGCAGAATATGATTAACAATGGAGGGTTTCTTGCCCAGGGTCTGTACAATGCGTTTAACACCGGCGGGCTTAACGACATGAGTGGGACTAAGGTGGATACATGGGGCGCGCCGCCTCCTGAGCCAGAACCTTACAGGGGCTGGTAATGGCTATTAACTTATCAGGCATGATCAGACCGGAAACCCTGGCCGCTGGCGTTCCAATGGTATCGTCTGCGGGACTTGCTAATCAGTATGAGGACTTCAGGAAAAAGCAGCAAGACAACCAACTGCTTGCCATGAACGTACAAAACGAGCCTGCTAAGCAGCAACGGGCCGCCAATGAGGATGCGCGGCTTAATGCACAGAGCGCCCGGCTTGATGAACAGGGCGCCCGTCAGGACGCACTAGGCCAGAGGCAGCAAACCGAATTGAATATGAAAGTATACGAGTGGGCAGCAAAAGGAGTTATTGCGGCAGAGGGCAACCCTCAAATGACATCACCATTTATCAATCAGTTACCACCCGGAGAGGTGCGTGACATGGCACTGGATCAACTGGCGAGGGGTGACTTTGCTGGACTCAGAGCCGGCGCAGAGGCTATGCTTCAATCACTCGCCGAACCACAAGAACAACAAGAAACATTCAGGTCTGCTACGCAGGAAGAACTGGCCGCACTGGGGCCAGGTGTGACGGGGGCGCAAGTGTCTGAAAAGAGTAACAAAATGACAAACGTGCAAAGGCAGACCGACAGTTCCACAAAACGCGAAATCAGAGAAGGGCCAAACGGAAACCCAAGGTTCGTTGATGACGGTAAAAAGGTGTTCCCAGACGTTGAAATATCAAAGGAAACAGGACGCAACCTTACCGAAGAAGCAGGGGTACGAAAGGAATTTAACACACTGGTCAAAGACTTTAATAAGGTTTCTGACGCATACGCCCGCGTCAAGGCATCAGAAGCAAACCCGTCACCCGCTGGAGACATGGCTTTAATCTTCAACTTTATGAAAATGCTCGATCCTAGTTCCGTTGTTAGGGAGAGCGAGTACAGAACCGCAGGTGATGCTGGGGCTTTAGCTGACAAACTGGCTCAAAAGGGTTACGACCAGATTGTTTCGGGTAGATCATTATCACCCACACAGAGAAAAGATTTTGTTGACCGTTCAAACAGGTTATATCAAGCATCAAGGAGTCAAGCGCAGAAAACAGCGGATGCCTTCACCATCATTGCTGAAAACGCTGGGATTGATGCGGAAAATATTATTGCAAACTTTACCGTTAGAGCTAACGAAGAGCCACTTCCACCCGAAGGTTACACAGTGATTGATGAATAATGGCTGAAGAAACTAATGCAAGATACGCTGTTAGCGATGACGGAAAGGTCATGGAGCTCAGTTTTGGTGAGTGGGTCCAGGTAAAACGATCCGAAACGCCGGAAGGACAGATACTTTTCCTGCTGGACAATGAGTGGAAACCCGCACCAAGAAGGATACAGGAAGGTCTGTTAAAAACAGAAAAAGCCAAACTTGCTGAACGCGCCATGAAGATTGGTATGGATCCCCGCGATTTGTTTGTGGAAGCTCACACGCCAGCCGAGCAGAATATTGGTGGGGCAGCAAAAGGGCTGTCTGACCCTCTGTTTGGAACAGCCCAATTAGCATCCAGGGTACCAGGAGTGCCACAAGGAATGAGGGACTCAATAGACGAAACAATAGCAGAACGTGAAGAATTTGCACCCAACAACGCGGCACAATTTGGCGGATCAGTGGCTTCTCTGTTTATTCCTGGGTTTTTAGGGGCAAGGGCTGCAAGAGCTTTGCCTGTGATAAGCAAACTTGGCCCTGCTGGTGAGGCTTTTGTTGGTGGCGCGGCTGAAGGCGCAACGCTTCCGGTGACGGGAGATAATTTTGCTCAAGAAAAAGGCACTCAAATAGGCGGTTCTGCGGTGGTGGCTGGCGGCGTAACTGCTGGAATCAAAACACTCACAAAGTCGGGCGAGGTTTTAGTTAACGCCAGACGAAACGCTGAAAACCTACCAGGACAGCTGGCTAACAGACAGGTGCGTGAAGGGTCAGAAATGGCTATCGAGGGCCGCCGGTTGGCGGCAGAACATGATGTACCGTTGACGGCTGGACAAAGTAGCGATAGCGCAACCTTAAAGTTTTTGGAACAACGCGCCCGTCAATCATGGCTTTCCAAAGAAGCTGCATTAGATGGTGATTTGGTACGCGCAACCAAAATGCGTGAAGCAATAGAAAAACAAGCCGGAAACGTAAACTCTGAAACCTTCGCCCGTAGGTTACAGCGAAGCATAACAACCTTTGTTTCTGATTTGGCAAATAAACGGTCTGCTTCCGGCAGGGTGATGTATGGCGAAATAGACACATTTGCACACGGCAGGCAGATAGTCAGAGCCGACAATGTGCGCGAAACCTTACAGGGTATTGTGGACAGTGTAGGCTCTCAGACCACTGGTGATGCGGCGCAAATAGCCAAGCAAGCCCAGATGATGTTAGACGAAATACCGATGGGCAACATAAACAAGGGCGTGATTCCTGGTGGTTACACAGCAAAAGAAGCGTTGGCACGTTTAAAGTCATGGTCTCCGTATAACCAAGGGAACATATTTGACAACGTAAGCCGTGGCGAAAACGCAAGAATCAAGCGCATGGTTTACAGCGCACTACTTGAGGACATGAAGGCAGCAGAAACCTTGGGCGGCAATTTGGGTGAACTGGTAAAACGCGCCAACACATCTTGGCGCAAAGCATCTGAAAACATGGATTCGGTACAAAAATCCGCACTTGGAAAAATAGTCGGTGAGGAAGTTGCTACAGATTTGTTTAATTTCAACACTGTAGCACCAGAAAAACTCATGGACACATTAGGTCGGTTACGTCCTTCTGAATCCAAGGCGGTTGCTATGTTCATGGAAAAAAACATGCCCGACATGCTGCCGCAGTTGCGCGGTGCAATCTTAAAAGACGCTGTAGATTCTTCTATGGAGTTAGCAGCAACAGCGGGATCACAGGTTTCTTTTAATCCAGGTAACTTCTTGAGAGCATTGGGATTGACGGGCGGCAAACGCGGGTCTGAATCTACCCGCCGACTCATGCACTACTTTGGTGGCGAGGGCAGCAAGGAATGGAAAACACTGACCGATCTTATCCAGTTATCCAGGCGGCTTGCAGACACATCAGGAAAGAACTTCAGCGACACAGCTGCGGCAACCGCATTTTTTGATATAGTTCGCAAGGGCTTTACAAGTGGTGGTAATTTTGTTGGGGCTGTACTTGGCACGACTATGGAGGGAGCTGGATTAAAACGAATAACCCAATCAATGCACCCCTTGGATGAATTGTTCGGTGGTTACAACGCTCGTCCTCTGTTAGAGGCTCCGCGTGTAATTAGGCGTTCAGCCCTTCCTGTTGGAATTGCTGCCGGTGCGGCTGATCCACTCAATGCCCGCCAACAACAATAACAACAAAACAGATATAACTAAACTACTCAGCCGACAGGATCAATAATGGCAACATATATTCCTTTAACCAACATACCCACACAGTTCACTAACAGCGATGATACGCTGCTGGAGAACGGCACTATAGAGTTTTATCTTGCTGGCACTACAACGGCAACGGATTTGTTTTCCGACAATGTAGGAACGTCCATCGGCACATCCATAACGCTGAACAGCTTTGGGCTGCCGGAACACGATGGACAATATCAATGCCGTAGCAAGCTTTGACACGGTTGCCAACTCCAAACTCTTGGCAATTGAAGAACTCGCTGATGTGACCGATGCAACCAACGTGGCTGCTGCCGGAGCGCTTATGATTGACGGTTCGACCACGATGTCAGGCGACCTACCGTTTGCTGGTGCTTCCTACCTGAAGCTGTCCACCACGGCAGGTATTACGGCGGCCACGACACAAACACAGGCTGCTGCAACGGCGCTCACGGCGATGCTCAACGAGATAAGCACTGTTGCGAACGCAAACGACTGTGTGGTGCTTCCTGCCGCCTCTGCTGGACGACCTGTGTTTATCATAAACAATGGTGCCAACACGCTACAGATATTCCCAGCAAGCAGTGACGGT